CAGCACCTTTTTGATTTCCAAATAAAAATACTAAAGAAGAGTTCAACCAAACAGATTCACCACCTTTAGCTTTAATTTTTGGTTGCCCAAAAGGATTATCAGGTAGTTCAACCCAAGGTTGATTTACAATAACTAAAGTATTTTCATATTTTGAATCAGATTTACGAGAACCTGAAATTCTTTGGTTAATACCCATACCAATCTTATCAGATAAGGTTGCTGCGTTATGTTGTTTACCCCCTTTACCTTCATAAGTCATTTTAGATGGAATAGAACCAATAGAGTCCCACAAGAAACATAAACTGTAATCCAATTCACCCTTTTCTTGTGCGTCTAACAATTGATTAATATAATCAGTGATTTGTTCAATGTAATCAAAGTTGTTGTTAAAGATAAAGAAACCATCCCAATCTAATTCTCCTGTCTCTGTATCGACAATCTCATCACACTGAAGACCCATAATTTTTGCGTGTTCAAAGCTCCACTTCTGTTCAGTAATAATGAACACAGGTAGAATTTCTTTTTTCTGAGCATCAACTGCAGTCTTAATCATAGCGGTTGTTTTACCAGTGTCTGAGTGACCTAAGAACATATTGATGTGTCCAATCGCAGGACCAGGTAAACCAACAGCATCCAAGAAGTCAGGACCACAGTCAAAAAACCTTTGGGGTTTGTATTTGGCTGAAGTAGAAAACTTCTTCTTTACTGAACTAAAATCATTTTTCTTGATTGCCATAATTGTATTTGTAAAACATTTGTAATGTTTGTAATTTATCACTAGCATTTGCAAGTTTTTCAATAAACTTGTCCATTTCTTCAATGTGTTGTGGGTGTTCACCAATCCCAACAGGATTTTCCATATACACCATCAAAGTTGCTTCTGCCTCAGCAATTTCACTCTCATATTTCTTGATGAGTGATTCATACATTTTTTCTCTGATTTTCATTTTTTTTTAAATTAAAAAGGACACTCTCAAAGACAGTTTGACCTTGAGAATGTCCTTCACATTATTATTAGAACGGCAAATCCTCGTCAACTTGTGAACTTGCTTGTGGGTCTTCGTAGTTACTTGAAGATGAGCTACCTCCAAAAGATTCAGTGGCTTCTTCATCATTACTATAAACGTAACCACCTTTTTCAGAATCCCAACGTGGAACTTCACCTCGAGCAATCGCTTCCAAATATTCTACAGGTTTCTTAGAATATGCGTCTCTCCAAGTCAATTCATCTTCCAACCACTCTTTCATAACTTTTTTGTCTTCGTGAATCGGACAAGGGTCGTCATACATAATAGTTGAAACTGCGGTGTAGAAAGCGCCTTTAGGAGTTTTTTGTTTGGTCAACTCAATGACAAGGTCACGTCCTTTTTCAGGGTCGGTGATGTCACCTTTGTTTCTCCAAATTGGAATAATTTTATCAAGGATACCGTCTTGTTTGTAGTTGTGTTTGAATCTCCAAAACTTAACACCGTCTTCAGGGTGGTCACGGTCAATAACTTTAACTACGTAGAACTTACGTGAGCGATATTGGTCCGCTAATTTCTTATCAGACTCTTTACCTGTTGAGATTAGTTCTTCGTAAACCTCAGTAAGTGGTGAACGTTCATTATCGTTCTTTCCTGGGTCATAGAACTTTTGCCATTTACCACCAACTTGAACTTCGTGGTACCAAGCTTCTTTGAATGGTGAACTTCCATCACCTGTGGGTAGAATACGGACTCTACGCTGTCCTGAATTTGATTTTTCATCTAGGAGAAGTGTGAAATACTTTTTCAATCTTTCCTCTGAACTCATTCCTCCTCCACCGGATTTGGATTGTTCGTACTGTGCTAATACTGCGTCAAGTGAACTCATAAAAATTAAATGTTAAAAAATTAGTGTTACAAATATAGGGTTTAAAAAATTATTAGTCAAATAAAAAAAAAAGGGTCGTGTTACCACAACCCTAAATGTAATCAAGAATCTATAAAAGTCAAAAGTTATCTACCCTTAAATCCTCTAAATTCGTCTTCTTCGTCGTCATCAAATGTCTTTTTTATTTCAGCGGGATTTACGTCCTCAACTTCATCTGCTGTTAGAATGTATTCGTGTTTTCCAGATTTTTCAAAGTCTTCTTTCTTGTCGTCAAAAAAATCAGATAGTTTTTGATTAAATGGTCCTGAATCTAAACTTCTTAGTTGTAATTTTTCTTGTGGTGTCTTTTCTCTGTATTTTTCAATTTTGGTTTCAATACTATTAAGTTTTTCCACTAAATTGTCCATTTCGCTTAACTTCGTTTCTAAATTTTGGATATACCCAAAAAGTTGTTCAAAATACTTGTCTTGTTTAGAATCTATTTTTTCAGTAGTTTTAACAATATCAGTAACATCAATTTCTTCAGTATCTGAACCACCTTCCGCAGATTCACCCTCATCATCAATCTTCGTAACCTCATCATCTGTTGCAACATCTATTTTTTCAGGTGTAACAGGTGCCGCTGCGTCTGCAGGTGCCGCCGCGTCTGCAGGTGCCGGTGGTAAAGCCGCTGCGTCAACAGCTGGTTCACCAGCCGCTTCAGGAGCCACAGGTAATTCCTGTTCGGTAATATAATTGTTTATACTATGATATCTTTGTATTTCTTTTAGAATCTTTTTGTCAATACTCATTTTCTTAACCGTTTAAAAGTTGTTTTATACCGTGCGGAGTTTCTACTCTAACTCTTCTGTTAGCAGTGACATCGTGTCCCGCTCTCTCAATAAGGCCATCTCTTTCTCTAACGATATAACAATCGCCAGTGTCCAAGTCACAAACTTGCTTGGTTCCGTCACCATTATCTGTTGATGACATTCTTACATTTTTACCAAGATACTGATTTAACATATTATTTAGGTCCATAACCAATTTTTTCTTATAAATATCTATAAAATTCAAATAATTTTATTGTGGGGTTGTACTAGGGGTTGGGCTTGGGGTACAAGTAGGTGGAATGTTGTTTATTATATTTTGATTGTTAGCCGTTGGTGTAGGTGTTGGTGTAATTTTAAACACAGGTATTGTACTGACAAGCCCAAGATTTTTTGCCAACTTATTGCCTTCAATTAAGTTGAAGGATAACTGTGTATCTGACATTAAGTCAGTTCCTCTATTTGCAGGCCAGTTTTGTAGATAGAAAGTTTCAATAGATTTGTTTTGGATGTCACCGACTCTATTTATTAACCTATCTCTCATAAACAACATAAATTCTACAGGGTCAACAAAATTAGCAACAGGATATGAAAGTGGTAATCCATTTAAATTTTCAATATCCATACAAGAATATGTTGGTTCAAAATAAGTTCTTAACTCACCATAATTGTAATCTAAAGTAATTCTTCCAAAGTTATTGTTTAGACCTATGAAGTTTTTACTTTCTTTGTTACCACTAGCAGCCCAAGAAATTAAGAATATTATAAATCTCAAATTCTGATATCTTTCAATTTCAGTGGCGTCTGTAGACGTTGTACTAACATTTTGAATTAACAAGTCATAGAATTGTTTTGCCGTTAACTTAGTTTGAGTTCCACTTACTGATGTATATCCGGCCTGTTTATAAGGTGTTTCCAATACTTTTGAGTCACAAGAATTTTGTGCGGATTGTTGTGTATTAGAATTTGTTGACACGTTTGCATTATTACCTTGGGTAGTTGTCGCATTGGTTCCCTTATCATCATCTTTCCTTTGAGTAACAGCGGTTATCAATTTACCAACCAAATTTTGATTAATACTTTGTAATAAGTTTTCTGTGTATGGATACGACAACACACTTTGTCTAACACCCGTAAATTTGGTTTCAAACTGACCAGGTGTAATAGTGTGCGTAACATCAGTAATTAAGTAAGAACCATTAAACATCGGTACGTGTCTAAGGTTGAAATACATTGTTGGTTGAATCATCGCATTACCTAAACCAACCACATCACATTGATATGACCTGTTCTGATAAATGTTATACAACGAGTTGTTTTGTGTTGCGGTATCTCTACCAGATGCTGCGTTGGCCATATTATTTATGGTCCACACAGATTCAGCGGTCGCCTTACCGTTATCTTGTGACACTGAAAAAGAATAAAATATATTTTGGTTTCTAACCCCAATGTCTACCGTAAATCCAACACATCTATTAGATAACGCCCAATCTGTTTTATTTGTTTGGTTTTCAACATTTGGGTTACCAACAGGATTTCTTAAGTCAAAAGTGTCGGTTCTAAATAAATAATTGTTAACACTCTTATCTGTAGTATCAATATACGATGATGGTCTATTGGCATAGAAACAAACTAATTTTGGTCCTGACCTTCTGTAGTCAACAGTTAGGTAAGTTCCCCACATTTCATTAGCAAAATCAATCGTGCTTGGTATATTAGGTACCGCGTTTAAAGTAGGTTCTTGTACATTATAAAAGTTAACATACGCAGGCATTGGCATTATCGTAAAGTGATTGTCGGTCAAAATACCTGCTAAAAATACAAACACACCCATATTAAGGTTGATTGTGTCTTCACTGATAATTTGTTTTAACTTGAAAATATCCACAACAACCTTATCTCCAATATTTCTTGACGCTCTGTCAAGGAACAACATATCTTCAAATAAGGTGTATCGTTTGTAATCAGTACCCGCAATCCACTTATCATTCAATGCTTTGAATGCTTCATATAAATCTACTTTAGCTTGTTTTGAATCAAACTTACTCTGTATTGTTTTTTCAGGTAATTCACTAATTTCGGGTAACCCCTTTCTTACATTTATTAATGTGTTATCTAACCCAACGTTTTTAAATGCGTTATATGTGTTCAAATATCCTTGGAGTTGACCTGTAAATTCAGTGATAGTTAAATTTGGATTTTCAAGTCTTTGGGTGGCATACATTCTAATAACTTGTGATAAATCTGTAATATTTGCTGACGTAAAGTTAATGTTAGACTGAACAAAA